CACCAATTCCAACACCTGCAGCAATGCCTGCAGAAATAAGTTCAGGTTGTGTTGATGAGATCATGAGATTTTTGAAATCTTCAGTCATAAGACCTTTGTCTTCAAGTATTTGTGTAACCAGTGCGCCAATCTCATCCCATTTCATGAATGTGTTCGAGAATGACGTTACAAGCGGTTCAGTCAAAGTCGGAAGCTTTATATCATCAGCAGCTTTCAATTGACTTGATGTATCAACCATAAAGATCTCATTGAATGTCAACGAAAAGCCAAGAGTATTGATACCTTCTGTCCAGTCAAAGCTCGTTAAGATCATGTTTGATCTAGACAAGAATTTGCTTCGATCAAGAACTATATTCCACTTTGTGATTGTACAAGGCCATGCTTCTTGTTTAAGCTTCTCAATTGCAGATTCAAATCCCTTTTCATTAAATTGCGAACCAACAACATAGACGTCATTTGAGCCGTTGAGACTTGCTTTACCTGTGATCGTCATGCTTATTGGCTGCTTGATCGAATGATCAGCAACCATTGTGCCATTAGCGACAGGATGTGTCGTAAGTTCGTTTGAACCACTTACTCTCACATCTTCAATCGAACCAAGAATGATTTGCTTTGGATTTCGATCAATTACGTTTCCGGCAAGATCATATGTCTCTTCATAATAACTGATTTGTACGACATACGCACTCATGATGTACCTCCCAAAGCTCTAATGACCTGTTGATATGTCAATTGACCTGCGTTCGCAAGCCAAGATTGATCCTCTTTCTGAACATTCGTAAATGAATTGTCGATTCTTACATTTACGTTCGAATTGTTATTGACTAACGAGCTGCCTCGTTCATAGTCGAATTGAACTGAGCTCATATGACGCCTTGTTGAGAAATCGCCTTGTGAGTGTTTGATCATTCCACCAAGCCAGCCAAGAATCACCTTTGTAAGATCAAGCACAGCAGTCATCAAAGCTTTAAGTGTGTCTTTATTCTCAACAAACCATGCAGCAACATCGAGTGTGAATTCCTCTTTCATTGCTTTCATCTCGACTTCAAATTCTTCAAGAGTATCGAACGTTCCAGAGTCATACAAAGCCGTGTACTTTTCTGCAAACGTCGTAAATGTCTTTGTGAAAAGCTGACGTTGAGAGTCAGTCGCATAAAGCATGTCTTCTTCTGATCTGAAGCCAAGAGCATCACTTGCTTTTTGCCAAGCATATACTTTCAGCTGCATTGAAGCCATATCTGAACGCAAGTTCTCTCGTATCTGCATTGCTTAGACGATTTGCTTTAAGCACATTTCCCATTTCATCAAGAGCACTTCCAATGACGTTTGCAAGACCTTGAATGAGAGATGTTGCTATATCTTGTAGTGCATCTTTGAAATCGTCAAAATCACCTGTGATTATGCCAGAAAAGAACTCGGTTCCAAATTTGAGTGCGCCACCAAACAATTCAGCGCCTTTGCCAAGAGTTTTAGCAAGCTCACTATTGTGTGAACTTAATTCTCGACCAAAGCCTTCAATTGCTTCAGCACTCCATTCTGCGAGTTCTTTTCGTTCTTTTCTACGACGATCTCTATCTTCTTTTTTAGCTCGACCGTCTTCTTTGCGTAAAGCGTCAATTTGCTTTTGAACTTGCTTTGCACTTGCTTCATCACCAGCTTGTTGAAGAAGCCGTAATGCACTTTCAAGATTCTTATAAGCATTGTCAAAGCTTAACGCATTTTTTACTGTCGTTTCAAACTTCGATAAGTCATCATCAGAAAACAAGTCAATGCTCTGAACTTTTTGCATTGCAGCTTTTAGACTTGTTTCGTCTGGCTGAAACTTAACAAGTATACTTTTCAAATAATCATCCATCGAAACTCCTTATTGTGTACGTTTGCTAGACTCCTCAATAATGCGTGATCGATTGTAATTTTGAATCATGCAAGCTTCATAAAGATCAAGCACATCATCAATAGTGTAGATGTCTTTGATCTCATGAAGCGTTGCATAATTGCATGTTATCAACACATAGATTATCGGATCTAGCCTCGTACATTCGACTAAATCATGTGGAATTCCGACCGAATCGTATCTAGTCAACTCTTCGATTCGTCGGATTTCGGAAAAAGCGGCTTAAGATAATCGTTGATGAATGTCTTTGAAATTTTGTTGATCGCAAGTACATTGTTCTCTATACCTGCAGGCATGAATGACATTGCGTTTTTCTCTTTGACAGGAAGCCAAGTATCACCAACTTTGACCTCGACATATTCGAGAATCCTGTAAAGACTATCGACAGTTGAATCAAAATCGTCAATATCAAACGTCGTCCTAAATGCCAGTGCTTCAATCGCATTCATCTTCTTTACTCTAAAAGTTTGAGAGTAATCTTTGATCGTGAATTCCATAACTTCTCCTTAAGTATGTGAACTTTGAATTAGTCCTGTAAAGTCGCCTTTAGACGATCTAGCAGTGACGTAATAATTGCCTGTTGCAGGAACCAAATCAGCATTTTTCTTTGCCTGGAAAGAAACTGTTTGTCCTGAGCCTATTGTATACGGTGAATCAAGCACAAAGATCTTGCATCCTGAAATGCTTGAAATCGCAGCAGAACTGTTAAAGTTGTTCTTGATAGAGATATATTCGATCGTCTCAAGAACCATTGCTGAATTGTACATATCATACAACTGACCTGAGATCTCAAGATTTTCGTATGTAGCGCTTATCGTTTGAACAATGTCTTCATCAGAATCACTTGTCACAGTATATGAGCCTGTGCCACCAGTAATTCGATGTCCTGCGCTTGGAGTAGCAACAATGTTGAGCACGTCTCCAGGACTCACAATGACGTAGTACATGCTCTTTTCAGAGTCATAAGTTTGAGTGAGCGCTCCAACTGAGTGTTGAGGATTGTATCCGACCGCAGTGATTGAAACATCTACACTTAATACCATTCCAGCATTGTAGTCCAAGTAAAGTTTACGTTCGACTGCCCAAACACCTTGACCATTGAATGTGATCGCAAAGCAATTCGCATATCCAGCTTGAGGTGGTGCGTATGAATCGATGATCGTATACCAAACGCCATTCGAATAGTAGATTGGATCATTTGCTGCAGGAGTTTGACTTACAGTGTAGCAATACTTTCTGTCAGACAATGCTGTAGCACAATACCAAGCATATCGAATTTGACTTGTACCACCAGAAGGATAATCAGATGTTTGAGAACGAACGTAAACATCTCCACCAACAATGGTTATGCTCGCAGGAGTGAGAGTCGTACCATCGTTTACTCTTACATGCTCAACTGAGCTTGAATTGAACTCAATGCTCATGAACTTACCTCACTATAAGTGATACTCAAAACACCACCAGAGAAGCTCATTGCAAAGTTGCTCAATCCAAATGCCTTTGTTGCCACAGCTGCCGAGTCAGCCAAAGCAGCATGACCAACATTCAAGTTAGCCGGATTCTGCCAAGCAAGTCCATTAGCTCCAACTCCAAGCAAATAACCTTGAGTTCCAAGACCAAGCTTACTTGTCGTTCCAGCAGCGCTTTGATAAAGCAGATCACCAGCAGCCCCACCAACAATGTTGTTAGCTGTTCCCGCATTCGTTGCATTCGTAGCGTTTGTAGCACTGCCAACGTTCAAATTGCTTGGATCGGTCCATTTGATTCGATTTGTTGCGCTTGTATCAACGACAAGCACAGATCCATTCGAGCCAATGCTTAACTTGCGTGTATTGCCTGACGAATACTGGAAAAGTAAATCGCCTCTTGAACCACCAGAGATGTTATCGGCTGTTCCACCACTTGCAGATCCGCCTCCGCCTTCGACCGTGCCCCAAAAGATCGACGAACCATCTGTCTTAAGAACTTGTCCTTCAGCACCAATCGGAAGAAATGCGGTTGTGTTTGGAGCGGACTGATAAACCAACGAACCGGCAGCACCTCCAGCAAGTTTTCCAGCTGATGTAGCGCTTGTTGCCGTACCTGCATTTGTTGCATTTGTTGCATTGTCTGCGTTCGTCGCATGATCTGCATTTGTAGCTTTAGCAACAGTGGTCGTACCACCAACAATGTTGTTTATTGATGTCAAAAGTGCGTCGACAGAAGCTTTACTTGCAATTCCGCTCGCTAAAACGGTTTTCACGTTTGCTAAGCTCGTAGTAAGATCTACCGTTGAGCTCCCGCAGAATTGTTCCATCAATGCGACAGTGATCAGTGAGTTCTGTCTAAGAATTGTGTTCATCAACTTAGCAGGAACTGGCTGACCACTCGCATAACCACTCGCTCTCTGACTTGAATTGAAGAAGTCGTTTTGAGTGAGAATGTTGTCACCAAAAACTGCAGAATCAAGCCAAGTCTTGAAGTTTGTAGCCATTTTACTCCTCCGTCAAAGAGTCAAGAGAAATACCCGATTTACGAGCAACCTCTTCTTCATGCTTCTCCAATGTTTCTTTTGTTTCGATCTCTTCATCAGTGATCTCGTCTTCAGATGCATTACCGATTGTCAGGATCTTGTCTCTCACAAGAGCTTTGACTGTCGGCCACTCAACAATCTCAACAGGATAATTGAATGTTCCTTCTTTGATCTGAACAGAAAGTTTCGGCCAAAGCGGATTGATCTTCAGTCTGTCAGGAATGTGTGCGTCCTTGTTGGTGACGTCCTGGAGCTGAAGACCAGCGGTTACCGTGATTGTGATTTTGCTCTGAATACGAACAAATTCTTCCGGTTTGACTTCCACAGTTTCTACTGTTTTCTTGCGTGCCATAATGTTATTCTCCTTCGTTTTCATCTATTGCATAGACTTTCATTAACTCACCAGTAAGACACTTAGTGAGGTGTGTTCCATTTAATGCTCGATAAAGTTCGACATTAAGCAAATTCACATTTTGCCTTGTGAGCTCTCGCTTTTGCCATAACAAGATCTCTCGAACATTATCGAACATGTTGACAAATTGATCATCAATCGTGTAGAAGATGATGAAGAATCTGCCTTTGTAAAGTGCATGAGGTCCTGTTCTAACTTCTCGCATTTTGAATACCTCATGAGAGATCAATGTTTTCCATCTCTTCGTTCATTTTGTCATCAAGCTTATCGATGTCCTCGTCAGTAATATCGAAATCGATAATCGAATTTGCGCTATATGCTTGAATTGCCTTTGCGTATTGTTTCAACGTAATGACTCCGTCACCAAGCATTCCAGAAAGAAGATCAACAAAGTTCTTGAGTGCCTCAACCTTTTCTTTGTCTTGTTTCTTCATCAACAATGAGTTGAACGTAAACTCAACGTGCTCTTCGATGTCATGAATCTTGAACTGAACTGCCAAGAATTTCTCATATACAGGTCTGACAAAATTCTCACATCTGTTGTTGATTGTCTCATCATATCTCTCCAATGCCTCCTCGTCTTGAGAAAAACCACCTTTGAGATCGCCAAAGAGAATGCCTTGCATCTCTAATGCCGATGAGATCAACCACATGTTGTTTTGAAGCAAGTCAGCCAAGCCCGTCAAACCAGAGAAAGTGTTTTGCTCATACTCATCCTCTTTGTCCAAGAATGTCAACGAATTGAATGAGCGTCCCCAGTTCACCATCTCCAAGCGCTTACGAAGTTGTGCCTCATTATCGGCGTCAGCTCCCATAAAGACACCTCTCATACCAGACATCTTTATGACCTCAATAAGCGCCTTATCAACAAGTGACTGTATGCTCGATTTGAGCTTGTCGTCTCTGCTCAATTCGTTCAAAATGTGCGAACCTTCTGCGTAACCCCATCCTTGAAGCATTCCGTTTTTGATAAGTTTTGGAGCGAATCGATGCTCATATCGAAGTACATAGTCATGATGGAATTTTAGCGTTTTGCCATCAGCCAAAGTCACGTCATAGTATTTCGGTTTGCCAAAGTCAATGTTGTTCATATCCGTGACCGTGTCAGATGAAGGTGCGACTCCATACCAACGATCGACCACGTACATGCGCATAGTCTTTGATTTTTTGAGCTTTGCATAGTTCATTGGCTTTTCGTACTCTTTGTCATCAATGTTGTCAAACAACATCACTGCGATAGCGCCACCGTAAAGTGCACCCCATTCGAAAAGCTGAATGAAGTCTGAACGATACTTCTTCATGATTCGATACATCTCATCCGCTTTTTGGCTGTCCATCGTAAGAGTGATGCCTGCTCGAACTTCATCTTGAGCCGGTTTGTCAATCGCACGTTTGAACACCCAAGAAGAGTTGTAGAGTGTTGTCCAAAGCGTAAAGTTTAATGTATCATTCGAAAAGCCATATGATGCAAAGTCCTCAGCTTTATCAGCAGAGCCAATCGACAGCAATGTGTTGGTATAGCCTGCAGTTTTGATCGGGACTGAATCATTGATTGCTTCATTGATTTTCTTGCATCCATCAGCGATCGAATCACTTAAATCGTATTTTGCGTTCTTGCGAATGCTCTCAAGAAACATGTTAACGACTCTTTGCTGTTGTGCTTGTCTTTCTTCACTTTCGCTCATGTTTTCTCCTTTCCTTCCTATTTATTAGAATTCGTGTACACGCATGTGTGTATGTG